CTACGCCCCCTTTCGGTTCAGTGGGTTGCGGTCGTTTTTGGCTACCTTTTTCGTTCGGGTAGACAAATTCTGTTCCGGCTTTGCCCCGGTCAGTGCGTCCATCGCCTGCTTGGCGAGGCGGGCCTGATCGGCGGCGGCGGTGTAGCGGGCGACCTCCTTGTCGGTCTTGTGGCCGGTAATGGCCTTGATCTGCTGATTGCTGCACCCGGCCTCCGCCAAGCGCCGCGAGGCGGCCTTCCGCAGGCCGTGGGCGGAGCACTGCTTGAGGCCGGCCTCGTTGCAGCACTCGCGGAACCAGTTGCCGAAGCCGGCCGCCGTGAACGGCTTGCCGTGCCCGGTCATCAGGAAGGTGAGATTGTCGGCCGGGGTCGCATCGAGGATGTCCGAGAGGGCGGGGTGAAGCGGGATCAGGAGGCGCGCGGCGGTCTTCTGCTGGCAGACGGAGATGCTGCCGTCGATGATGTGCTGACGCCCCATCACGACGACATCGGAGCGGCGCTGCCCGGTGTAGAGCAGCAGTGCCATCGCCAAGCGCGCCCTGGTGCCGACCGGGTGCTTCGCCTCGAAGCGGCCGATCTCGTCTTCGCTCCAGGAGTGGACGCCGTCGCCGTCCTCGCGGAAACCGCGGATGCCGAGGGTCGGGTTGTCCTTGCGCATGCCGATATCGACGGCGAACGCCATGAGCCCCTTGAGGCGGTCGAGCAGATTGTTGGCGGCCGGCGGCGTCGCCGCCTTCTGGCCGATGATGGCCTTGATGTGCTGCCGCTCGATCGTCGCGACGCGCTTGTCGCCGTGCGCCTCGCGGAACCGCTCAATGATGTTGCGATAGGCGATGCGGGTCGACTCCTTCAACCGAAGGAACTCGGGGGCCTTGTAGTACGCGACGATCAGCGCCGAGATCGAACCCGGTTTGGTCCGGGCGGCTCCGATCTCGGTCACGGGCGCGATCTTCTTGTCGAGGCACGCCTGATATTCGGCCATGAACTCGGGCGTCCACGGCTTCGACCTGAAATAGTGACCGGGGAACCCCGTACGACGGAACCGCACCCGCATCTTTCCATGCCGGTCCTCGAATTCCGAGACGTAGCGGGGCAGGCGGCGGTTCATTTCTCCAGCACCTCGTCCCACTCGTTGGCCCCGTTGTTCGCTCCGGCCGTCGCCGGCGCGGGCTCGGTGAAGGCGACGATGATGGCGCCGGCGGGTTCGATCCGGACGGCCTTGGGCTCGATGCCGGCGTCCTGCGCGCCCTTGAGGGCGCGGGTGACGTCCAGCTTGGTGAAACGTGCGGCCGAACGGGCCATGGTTCGCGCTCCTGTCGTCGGTGGAGACCGTCGGCGGCGGGATGCCGTCGACGGGGGGAAGCGTGTCGGCCTCGCCTGCCTTGACCCGATGGACGATCCGTCCGGGGGCGGGAGGCTGGCTTTCCGGTGTCGGGCGGGCCGAGCGCCCTCGATGTCCTCCCCCGGACTATCTGGCGCTGCCGTCGAGACGGACGTTGACGCTGGTGGCGGCGGCGAGCGCGGCGGCGGTGGCGGCGCCGATCAGGCGGTTGCCGTCGTCCTCGGTGGTGACCGCCTTGGCGGCGGCGTCCCAGTAGGCCTTGCCGCCGGCAGCGAGGGCGATGCCGGTCGTCTTGGGCAGGGCGAAGACGCCGGTCAGGGCGACCTCGACCGCCTCGCCGGCCTTGGCGTCGACCGCCGCGACGCCGGCGAAGGCGCCGATGACGACGAGGTCGCCGGCCTTGGCGTCGGTCGGGGCGGTCAGGGACAGCGTGTCGCCGCGCTGGATGAAGTTCCTCATGTCACACTCCCTTGGCGGTCGCGAAGCGAACCATCTTGATGGGGCCGGCGCCGGTGGCGGCGGCGATCTGGCGTTCCAGGTCGGCGATCGCCGCGGCCAGCTCGGCGTCGGAGCGGAACGTGGTCGAGTAGTCGCCCGTGGCGACCACCAGGGCGCCGGTGGCGCGGGTCCGGCGGAGCTTGTCGAGGCGATCCTTGAGTTCGGAAACCGGCGTCATGGTCAGCCCTCCGCGCCGGGGTTCATCTGCCAGCCGCGCCAATCGAGGCAGGCGGCGCCGAAGTCGAGGCGGACCTTGACCTCGACGCCGTCGACCTCGAAGCCGGCGCGGCTGTCGGTCTGCGGCCCCTCCGATCCCTGGAGGTAGCTGTATTCCAGGCCCTCGACGCTGGCCGGGTCGGCGGCGAGGTACCAGCGGCGGGGGTCGGTCAGGCGGGGCTCGACCAGGAGGTCGAACTTGCCGCCGAACGGGTTGACGTCGCCGGTCTTGGCCGGCTGGATCACCGCCAGGATGGCTTCCGCCGCCGTCTCCAGCTCGGGCGGGACGAGGAGGTATTTGGGGGTGACGGTGATCGGCCGGCCGTTGATGCCGGTCTGGCGGCGCATGGCGAGGCGGGCCGGGTCGAGGCTGTCCGGACCGATCGCGGCGGCGCCGCGCAGGGTGTTGTGGGCGGCGTGGAAGAGCGGATGGCCGTCGTCGAGGACCGGGCCGGCGCCGGCGTTGCCGACGAGGAGGTCGACGAGGAACTGGTTCTCGAACTCGGCGGCGGCGGCGCCGAGCTTGCCGGCGAGGTCGGTGAAGGCGCCGAGGTCGTCGTTGATCAGCGCCTGCCGCGACAGGGCGAGGATGGTGCCGTAGGTGCCGATGCGATAGCTCTCCTTGGCCTCGACGAAGCCGGAATAGTGGTATTCGCCGGCCTCGCTGACCTTCTCCAGCTTGGCGAGGTCGGCCGCCTGGACCTTGGTCTTGGCGCGGAAGTCCTTGGCGGTCGCCTGCCGGGCGAGCTTCTTCATCACGCTCGGTGCGGCCGTGTAGCCGTCGCGCAGGGTGCGGTTGGCGGTGTCGGCGAAGATGATGGCGAAGTCGCTGGTGGTGTGCAGCGCGCGGGTGATGGTGTCGGCCGGCGACAGGCCGGCGACGGTCGCCCCCGAGCGGGTCAGGCACGCGCGGGCGAGATCGAGGACGGTGAGGCCGGCGAGCGCCCGAGCCGGCTCGGAGAGGGCGTGGCGGGGGTTGACGCGGGTGGCGTAGATCGCTTCCGCCGCGAGGCCGCGGAACTGGGTCGGGTCGTCGAGGACGCCGGTGGTCATGCCGCGGGCGGCGATGACCGGCCGGGCGGTCTGGCGGCGGCCGAGGGCGTCGAGGGCGGCGGCGCGGGCCTCGCCCTCGCTGGCGCCCCGGTCGATCAGGCCGTTCGCCCAATCCGGACCGAGGTCGAAGGTGGTGGCGAGGGCGCGGATTTCGCCGTTGACGGCGGTGCGGCCCTCGGCCGCCGACGCCTGGGGCGCCGCCGGCTGGGTGGTGGTGACGATCGGGGGCGCGACGCTGGTGGCGGGCGCCGGGGTGATCTCGGGCATGTGGGTCCTCACTTTGGCGGCGGGGTCGGCGCCCACCGGGACGAGGGAGACTTCCCGCAGCTCCCAGTGGGTGACGGTGCGGACCCGAGCGCCCTTCGGGTCCTGCCCGTCCCGCCACGTGAGCGGAGCGTAGCCGACGGAAACGTTGCGGATGATGCCGGCCTTGACGTCCTGCCAGACGGCTTCGGCGCGGTGGGAGAACTCGACCCGGACGACGAGGTTGCCGGCGTCGAAGCGGGCGCCGCGCACCACGCCGAGGACGCGGTCGAGGCCGTCCTGACGGTGGCTGTCGAGGAGCGGCATGCCGTCGAGGCGGGTGAGGTCGACGGCGGCGGCCGTCACCTCCAGCGTCTCGATGAAGGGGCCGTCGAAGTCGGCGCGCACGACGCCGGCGCCGGTCGAGGCGATCAGCTCGACGGTGCGGGCCTTGTCGTCGACCGAGACGGGGGTGACGGGGGTGCGGAAGAGCGCGGTCACGCGGCGGCCTCCGTGTCGGGGGTGGTGGCGAGGCCGAGGCGGGCGAGCCGGGCGGCGTCGGCGGCGATCTCGGCGTCGACGTCCTCAGCGTCGTAGCCGCGTTCGGCGATGATCTCGGAGCGCGAGCGCAGGCGGTTGCGGAGCGCCGTCTCGGCGGCGGTGGCCTCGTTCTGCGGGTCGACCCAGGGCCACGCCGGCGGCAGCCACTTGACCGCCTCGAAGGCGGCGGGGTCGGCGAGATAGGCCGAGGCCGAGACGGCGCCGGTCAGCGTCTGCCAGCGGATGAAGCGCTGCCAGACCGGCCGGCAGAGGCCGAACACCAGGGTGTGGTGCTGGACGCCCTCGATGAAGCGGCGGAACTCCAGCTTGGCGGAGCGCTCCGACGAATAGTTGACCTTGGAGAAGTCGCCCGACAGCTGCTCGTAGGTGACGCCGGTGCCGACGGCGACGGCGCGCAGCGTCTCGGTGAGGAGGGCGGAGGCGCCGCCCTGGTCGGGGATGTCCATGAACTCGATCGAGCGGCCGGGCGGCAGCACCGGCATGGCGCCGGGCTCCAGGGTGACGTCGAGGGCGGCGCCGTCCTGGTCGCCGTCGTAGGAGACGGCGCCGTCGGGGGTGGTGACGACGCCGACATGCATGGCGGCGACCTTGGCGCGGACCAGCATGGCGTCGAGGAGGGCGTCGAGTTCCTTGGCGGCAAGGAGAACCGGGGCGAACCAGGACAGGCCGCGGACCTGCCCCGGCAGGAGCGGGCGGAAGACGTGGAGGATGTCGCTCGCCGGCACCCGGACGGGCGCGGTCGCGAGGCCGGCGAGCGGATCGCCCGGCATCGCCGGACGAAGGTGATAGGCGGCGATGCGGCCGGCGGCGTCGAACTCGACGCCCTGGTGGATGCTGCCGGCGGCGGTCGGGCGGGAGAGCGAGCGGTCGAGCTGTTCGGGGTGGAGGCGGCGGAGCTGCGGCGCGGCGGTCGCGGCGTCGGCGCCGATGAGGAACAGCGCCTCGCCGAAGGTGACGAGGTCGCGGGCGGCCTGCGCCTGGAGGGCGTACCAGTCGCCGCGGTTCTCGACGTCGGCGCGGTCGGTCCAGGCGAGGAAGTTGCGGTGGAGGCGGGCGCGGGTGGTCTCGGCGGGGTGCTGCGAGCGCGGCTTGATGCCGGTGCCGACGAGGTTGGCGGCGAGCGTCTCGACGATGCGGGCGCCGCGCGGGTTGTTGAGGATGAAGTGGGTGGCGCGCGCCGCCACCGTCGCGGCGCCGGCATGGACGACGGCGGCCGAGGTCACAGAGCGCGCGTCGACCCAGCGCCGGCCGCCGCCGGCCGCCTCGAGCGAGCGGACGGCGACCGGGGCGGGCGCCGGGCGGAACAGGCGGGCGAGCGCGGCGAGCATGTCAGCCCTCCCAGCCCTTGCGCAGGTCGGCGGCGATCGCGTCGAGGTCGAGGACGATCGAGGCGAAGGCCGGCAGGCCGGCGACGGTCTCGTCGGACATCGGGACGGGACGCTCGCAGCAGCCGGCGAGGAAGGCCGGCAGCGTCTCGGCCGGGATCGAGGCGCCCTTCCAGCCGGTCATGACCTCCGGTCGGTCGCAGAAGCCGACGAACAGCGTCTTGGTGCCGTCGAACAGCCGGAAGGGGACGAACGTCATCAGGCCGGCGTCGGCCGGGCGGACGCCGACGACGTCGACCAGGGTGACGAAGACGGCGAGCCGCAGCGCGTCGACGAACGACCACGCCCGGCCCTTGCCGTTCTCGACGGCGTCGAGGTTGAGGAACTGGCCCTTGGAGATCCACTGCTCGATGCGGGCGGGGTGGACCCTGAGGGTCTCGGCGAGCTTGCGGGTGAACATGGTCTGCATCTTGATCCTCCGAATGGTGTTCGGAGCATAGCCGACCGCCGAAAGAATTTCAATGGTCGAAATCACGCTTTGTTCTGCCGTCACCCAAGCCGTTCGTAGAGCCGAACCGCCCGCTTCAGGATCAGGGTGGCGCCGCAGTTGAGCGCCGAGGTGTGCTCGTTGTCGGCGCCCTGCGCGGCGACGGAGAGGAGCTGCGCGAGGTCCATGATCTCGCAAAGGGCGTCGAGCATGTCCTCGGAGACCTCGACGGTCTTGGCCGCCGTCGCTTCGGGTCTCGCTGCGGGTCTCGCCATGGCTCACCTCGCCCGGTTCGAGCGGCTGGAGTGCTTGGGCCGGGCGGCGCGGCGGCGGCGGGCGTCGAGGGCGGCGAGCGCCAGCGTCAGACGCTGCATCTCGTCGCCGATGCGGAGCGCCGGCCGGTCGGGCGCCCCGTGCGGGAAGGGCGGGATCGGGTGGCCGCCTCCGCAGCGGCTGACCTCCGGTCGGCGGGCGATGCGCGGATCGAACAAAGCGCGCTGGGCGGCGCGATCGAAGCTCGGCCAGACGACGGCGCCGGGTTCGGGCGGCGGGATCAGGCCGCCCGAGGTCTCCGGGGCGACGAAGTCCTCGTCCTTGGCCTCGCCGTGGCCGAAGGTCGTGCCGCCGGGGAACTCGGACCAACCGAGGTCGTTCTCGTCCTCGTCCTCCTCGGCGTCGTGGGTGTCCTCGTCGTCGTCGAACGTCACCTCGAAGTCGGGGTCGGCCTCCAGGCCGTCGGCGGGGGCGTCGATCTCGTCGAGGAGGTCGATCGAGGCCTGCGCCAGCAGCTCCAGCGCCTGCCGGATGCCCGGCGTCACCTCGATGAACAGCCGCGGCGTCACGGCATGGCATTCCCGTTCGCGGACCATGTGGCGCATGGCGCGTCTCCTGTGGTAAGACAGAAATCGTAACGTGGTCACGATATCGACTTTTCGACGGGCGTCAACGAAAATCGTAACGGAGTTACGAATGCTTCCAGTTCAGTGCAAGATGGCTCGGGTGGCGCTTGGGCTAGGGGTTCGCGAGTTGGCGGCGCTGGCGGCGGTCTCGCCCGATACGATTGCGCGGCTCGAAAGAGGTGAGGAGTTGAAGCCTCGCACCATTGACGCGATACGTGTGGCGCTTGAGAATGCCGGAGTAACGTTTATCGAAGCAAATGGCGGGGGACCGGGCGTCCGGATTAACAGAAAAAATGCAAAAAACTGATAGTTCTTGGGTTGTAGCTCTCTTCATTGCAGCAATGTTTGCGTTTATTCTTTTGCCTCTTGGATATGATGGCCTGTGTAAAGAAGAAGAAATTCCACGTATTGGGGTTTGTGTTCGGACGTGGATATCTTCTATTGGCCCTGTTACAATATCGATTGCCGCAATATGTATTTCGTACTATTGGTCGAAAAAGACGTTCAAGCTAAATTCACTTAAATACAGGCAAGATCAACTTGATAAAATCCACAGACAAATCATCTTGACGGAGAGAATTGTAGACATTCTCTGTGCTGCTAATGATCTTCCAGATGATGGGCGTGTTGAAGTTGATTGTCTTGGGAATAATCATGATCTAAAAAAAGTAAAAATCGACTTTCAGAGATTGATTTCTGCTCTGTCAGACGTTCTGTCGGAAATGGGCAATGAGTCTTTGGCTGTTGTTAATGATGTTTTTGACAAAAGTGTCAATTTGACAAAAATTGTTAATCAACTTAATGACGCTATGGATCTCTATTCAATGTTTATTGAAATGAATATTCATGGAATGAAATGCGGCGATTGTATCGACTACTCTTTTCTAAAGAAAATCCGAGATGAGTTGATGTTTGAATGTTATCAGTACGACAAATGGTTGAAGTCAAAAGAGCGTGACATTGTTAGCGCGATGGATATCGACTAGTCACCCCTCCAGCCACCTCGACCTGATCCTCGCCGCCGCCGGCCTCACCGGCACGACCGCCGCGTCCGCCTTGCGCTCCCCCGCCTCCTCGACCGCCCGCGCCGCCTCAGCGAGGCTGAAGCCGGCCGCGGTCAGGCCGGCCAGCGCCGCGCTGGCGTAGACGCGGGCGTCGAGCGGTTCGTTGCGCACGCCGGGGTCCGGCACCCACTCGATGCGGGCGACGCCGCCCTTCCACTTGCGCACCGCCCGTTCGGCGAGCAGCCCGGCGAACCAATCGTGGTCGCGGTCGTCGGGGAAGTGGCAGACGCCGGGCCCCGCCGCCGCCTCCAGCCGCAGCCGCGCCATCAGCGTCGATTTCAGCCCGTCGACGCCGATGACGTGGATCGGCGCCAGCCCCTGCCGCTTCGGCTTCGGCGGCCGCCGCGGCCACGGCGCGATGCCGGCGCCGCCCCGTCCCTTGATCGCCCAGACCCGCCGGGCGAGCCGGGCGCCGGAGAAGGCCATCACAGGGCCGGTGCGGTGGCCGCCTGAGTCGATCGCGGTCGCGGCGACTCGGAGATCGGTCACCGCCTTCGGATGCCGCCAGCGACCCGTTAGAAGCCGATCCAGGGCCTCCCAGACGTCGGGCTTCGCCGGGTCGCCGTGCAGGATGCGATAATCCAGCGACCACGACTCCTCGCCGCGGCCCCAGCCGACGATCTCCAGTTCGAGGCGATCGTCCTGCGTATCGACGCCGGCGGTGATGACGGCGACGCCCTCCGGCAGCTCGGCGCCGAACGGCTCGGAGCGCGCCGCCAGCAGGTCGACGGCGAGCGGCGCCGTGTCGCGGTCCTCGAACGCCTCGCCGAGCTTCAGGTTGACCCAGCTCTTCAGCCGGGTCGGGTCGGCCTTGGCGGCGACGAAGTCGGCGGCGATCTCGCCCCACGGCTCGAACGCCGAGAGCAGCGACGGCAGGTGGAAGCCGGCCGAGCGACCGTCGCCCGCCGCCGTCGGCCGCCATTCGCCCGCCGCCAGCATCGCCGGCTTGGCGCGTTCGTCGCTGACCGCCCCGCACGCCGCGCAGACGAAGGCGGCCCGGCGCGGCGCGCCCTCCGGCCATTGGATGTGCGGCCAGGTGATCACCTGGTGCTCGCCGCAATGCGGGCAGGGCACGAAGAACTTGCGCTGGTCGGTCTCGGCATAGGCCTTCTCGATCCGCGACACGCCGGCAATCGTCGGCGTCGACACCATCAGGATCTTCCGCCGGCCGCGATAGGAGACGGTGCGCTGCACCGCCAGCGCCACCGGGTCGCCCTCCTCCTCGACATCGACCGGGAAGGCGTCGACCTCGTCGAGGAACAGGTAGCGCACCGCCGTCGAGCGCAGGTCGGCGGCGGCGTTGGCGCCGACCATCAGGAGCTGACCGCCGGCGAACAGTTTGGTGTCGATGGTGTTGTCGCTGTCGCGCGACCGGCGCGGCGCCACCTTGGCCTTGAGCGCCGGGGTGAGGGCGATCAGCGGGTCGATGCGGGTGCGCGAGTTGCGGCGCACCAACCCGAGCGACGGCCAGACGACCATGATCGAGCCGGGCGCGGCGTGCATCCAGTAGCCGACGGCGTTGAGGCCGGCCTCGGTGCCGCCGGTCTGCGCCCCCTTCATCACCACCACCCGCTCGATCGGCGAGGCGATCGACAGGCAGTCCTGGATCTCCTTCAGGTAGGGCAGCCGCGCCGTCCGCCACGGGCCGGGCTCGGCGCTCTCCGGCGGCAGGACGCGGAAGCGGTCGGCCCAGTCCGACACCGTCATCTGCGGTTCGGGGGCGAGGCCCCGACGCCACGCGGCGTCGACCAGGGCGGCGGTCTCAAGGGCGAGGTCAGTCATGGTCGAGGCCTTCGATGGTCATGTCGGCGAGGCTGGCGAGCTGGTCGCGGACCAGCCGGTCGAGGAGGGCGACGACGGCGCCGAGGTCGGCGTCGGTCGCCGAGGCGATCTCGGGGGCGACGCGGTTGACCCAGGCGATCCAGCCGTCGCGCTCGGCGCGGGCGCGGGTCTCGATCGCCCGGAGTGCGGCGGCGCGGTCGAGGAGGTTGCCCTCCAGCCGCTCGGCCTTCAGCCGGGCCGTCTTGGCGTCGGCGGCCTCGCGCTCGGCCCGCGACGAGGCGAAGCCGAGCGGCGAGCCGTCGGGGAGGGCGGCGCGGCGGCGGTTGGGGTCGATGTGCTCGCCGACCCAGGCGCGGCCCTTGGCCGGGTCGATGCGGCCGTTGGGCTCGACCGGCAGGCCCATGGAGATCATCTGCGACACCCGGCCGGCCGAGACGCCGATCGCCTCGCCGAAGGCCTTCTTCGACAGGGTCGCCGGCGGCACGGCCGGGCTGGACATGGCCAGAAAGCCTTGCGTTTCCTGCATGGCTTTAGCCTCCCGCCGCCCGGAATTTAGGATCTGAACCGCCTAAAGCTACCCCTTTCCCGGGGCCGAGCCGACCCGCAGGGCCGGGCTGGGGGAGGACCCGCGCGCGTTCCGTCATCGGCCTCCCTCCCGGGCCAGCCGGCGCAGGTCGTGGACGATCTCCGACTTGTCCAGGTGGAACCGCTCCGGGTCCCGATGATCGGGACACAGACGGGAAACTCGCTCCGCCAGAACGGCCAGCGCAGTGCCCTCCGACGTCGGGAAACGGGAAAATCCCCCTACGGGGGTTTTCCCGTTTCCCGCCTCGCACCGGGAAAACGGGAAATTTCCCGCCTTTTTCCCGTTCCCGCTCACCTCGCTCGCCATGCCCAATCCCCTTCGATGCCGATCACCTTCTTCGCCTGAAGCCCGAGGCGGGCGTTCTGGAAGGCCTTCTTGCGGGCCTCGTGGTTGTCCGCCTCGGTGATGCGCCGTCGATAGGCGCAGCCGCGCCAGACCTCGACCTTGACGGCCGGGACGCCGTTCGGGACCGAGGTGACGGGCTGATCGACGCCTTCGTCGATCAGCGCTTCATCGAGCGCCTCGAGTGCGATCTTCTCGGCGTTGGTGAGGCGCGGCCTGTCCCTGGTCTCGCCGGGGCTCGCATCCGTGGGCTCGACGACGGCCGACGTGATGTCGTCGCCGTCCTCGTCCTGCCCGAGAACCGATTGCCGCAGCGTGTAGCGGAAGGGAGTGTCGGTCGCGCCGTCCTTCACCTTGACGATCTTGCCTTCACAGATCCCGGACTCTTCGTGCCGGGCGATCTCGATCACGGCATCCGCCGCGCCGAGAAGAGCGTTGGAACCGCGCATGCCGCGATCCCGGTCCTTGCCGGAGTGGTGCACGATCAGCACGTGCGCGCCGGTCGCGCGCTGGATCTTCTCCGCCCGCTGCACCACCACGTTGATGTCCCGCGCCTTGTCCTCGTCGCCGGAGCCGATCATCCGCGACAGCGTGTCGAGGACGACGAGGCGGAGCGGCATGTCGAGGGCGGCGGCATGGGCCTTGACGTCGTCGATCAGCGCCTCGGCGCCGGTCTCGTCGTCGAAGAGGTTCACCGAAGACGGCACCAGGGCGAAGGGCGCGCGGGAGCCGTCGCCCTTCGCCTGCCGCCACGCCTTCATGCGCAGCAGCATGCCGCTGGCGCCTTCGCCGGAGACGTAGAGCACCGCGCCCGGCGCGACCTTGCGGCCGAACCAGTCGCGGCCGTGGGCGACGTGCAGGGCGAGATCGAGGGCGACGAAGGTCTTCGACGTGCCGGGCGGGCCGTAGATGGTCGAGAAGCCGCCGTCGACGAGCAACCCCTTCACCAGCCACGACAGCGGCGGCGCGGCGTCCTCGTCGCCGTACCAGACGACCGGCAGGTGGGTGACCGGTTTTTCCCGCCACGCCGGAGCGGCGTCGACGAGACTATGCAGCGCCTCGACGGTGCCGCCGGCCTTCAGCCAATCCGAGACGTCGCCCTTGCGGGGCAGGTTCGGCAGGGCGACGACACGGATACGCGAGGCATGGCCGGCAAGCGAGCGCGCCACCTTCGCGGCGTGCTCGCGGCCGGTCTCGTCGTTGTCCGGCAGGATCACGACGTCGGCGCCGCCGAAGACCGGGGAGAACTCGTTGCTCCACTTGCCGGTGCCGCCCGGGTTGCAGGTCGCCGGGACGCCGAGCGCGCGCAGCCCATCGACGTCCTTCTCGCCCTCGACGACGAAGACGGCGCGGTCCTGCGCCAGATCCTCGATCAGCTCGGGCAGCCGGTAGGGCACCCTGCGGACACCCTTGATTCCCCAGACATAGCCGCCCTTGCCGTCGGGCCGGCGCTGACGGAAGTCCTTGGGGTCGAAGCGCACCACCTCGAACAGCGGATCGCCGTTCTCGTCGGTGTAGGTGTAGGTGGCGACGACCCGCCCTCCGCCGGCCGGCTCGGGGGTGGCGACGACGTCGCCGAACTCCTGCCGCAGCCAATCGACCGCATCGCGATGATCTCCGCCCTTCTCGCGGGCGATCAGGTCGAGGACGCCGCCGCCGACCGCGGCCTCATGGTCGTTCCACGTGCCCTTGTTCGGCCCGCCGATCTTCACCGACAGGCTGCCGCGCGTGCCGTATCGCCACTCGTTCTTCGACGAGACGTGCGGGTTCGGATCGCCGAGAAGGCGCCGGGCGACGGCCTCCATCAGGTCCCGGAAGTCGGTCATTCGCCGGCCTCCCGGGGCGCGGAAACCGGGCGCCGGAACGTCCCGTCCGGGAGAGACAATTCGGCAAAAAGCCGTTTCCGATCAATGTCGGCGATCGGGTAGGAGAGACAGGCTATCCGGCGGGCGGACAACCACTTCGACAGTTCCTTCCGGGAGGCCAGGCGAGCGGTTGCGGCGGTTTTTCTGGTCTTTCCCATACCAGATCGTGCCGCCGTTCGGTGCCGGCGATGACGTAGGCGTCGACGACGAAGCGCTCGATGTCGGCGACGCCGTGATCGACGCAGAGTTCCACCACGCGTTCGTCGCGCCGCCGGCGCCGGCCCCAGCCGGCGTAATCGTAATCGGCGATGCGGGCGAAGGTCGCCGGGCCGCGCGGGGCCGCGAACGGCTTGGTCGCGCCGCTGTTGATCGGACAGAGCCAGATCGCCGACCGATAGGCCGCGATCAGCCGGCGGGTGTCGAGCACCAGGACGTCGTGGTCGCGATCGCGATAGGCGCGCGCCGTCGTCAGACGGTGGAGGCGCACCTCCGACAGCCAGAAGAACACCTTGCCGTTGAGGAGGCGATACCAGTCGGCCGGGGCGATCTCCGGCGGCAGCGCGCGCCTCAGCCCGGCGTCGTCCATCGGCGACTGGTCGCGCAGCAGCGCGGTGCCGAGATTCGGCCGCCGGATCGGCACGATCGCCGGCCGGCGGGCCGCCTCCAGCGAGTGCCGTTTCGCGCCGTCGACGCCGAACAGGTCGAGCAGCGCCGAGGTGCTGAGCAGGCCGTGACGACGGATCGTCGGCCAGGCGCCGCCGATCGCGACGTGGTAGAGGCGCGGGCAGTCGCGGCACAGCTGGTCGAGTTCGGCCTCGGTCAT